TAAAATTGTAAGATATTTAATGCAGTTTGCTTCAACGACTAATTTTTTCGTCGATGTAGTCTTGGGATTGTACTTGACGCATTTCCTGTAATTGTTGTTTCATTTGTTGTATGCGCTCTAACATTTGTTGCATTTTTTGTTTGGTTTCATCTGAATGATTTCTACCAAACATACCAACTTTATTATCTTTTAAATATTCTTTACGAGAATCGCTTTGCTTTTTCTTGGTTTCAACGGAATGTTGTTTACCAAGCATGGAAGTCTTTGCCGCATCTAAAAATTTATCATTTGATTTGGTGCCATACATTGGATGGTCTTTTCCTTTCAAAGCATTCTTTTTTGTTCCAACACTAATATTATGCCTCTGTTTTTCGGTGAGTGGTTCTCTTTTAATACCAAGCATACCTTTTCTACCACCAACACAAGCATTATAACCATTAGGAACTAAAGTATTATATTCTTGTATGAAAAAGGGTTCCATTACAGTTAAACAATGTTCAACATCCCAACTTTCATAAATTACTTCCCACTTAAAATTATCCCAACCATGCTTTCTGATTGATTTATGAAAAACAAAAGGACTATTTCGTAAAGAACCTCTTTTATGTTCATATTTTCTTTTTTTGATTTCACCTGAGGTAAAACCAATATAACTTTTACCAGTTATCACATTCGTTGCTTTATATACACAGGCCATTTTGTTCTTCCTAAACATTTATAGGAGTATATATCCAAAAAGTCGTTAGTAGCCTAACACAAACTTAAACTGCTCAATGCCGTCAGCGCTTCTTTGTATACCGCTTCGGTTTTCTATAAGTGCCAAGTAACCTGAGAGTGCAATAAAAGATGGCAGGTTATATGATAATAATGTTCTTGTTGTTCCTGAGGATACACCAAATACTGGCGAACTAGTTACAGGAGTTCCTTTTGTATTTATTAGCTTTAATACATTGGTACCTACATCAAAGCTTAATACTGTTGCAGAAAAAGTGGAGGTTTCGTATGTTGACCCTTGATAAACCCGTTCATCACTTACATAGTCACCAAAACCAGCTGCGACAACAAACTGTGTTGTGGCATCATAAAGTGCTTCGGTTGCAGGATAAGGAGAATTTGCTTTGTCTGATGGATTGATAACCAAACCAAGTTGGTGGTAAGTAATATCTGTAGGAATATATCCACTTTCCGAACCCGCAAATTCAACGGAGTACATTACTCTTGTGCAACCTAACTCAGATAAAGAATCATACCCATGACCACCTATAGGTGATGTAGGTGACACCAATACCGCATTGGCACCTAAGGACGACACGATTGTTACATTTGCATATGAATAGTTTTTACCTGGAGTTGTAACAATAATATCAGAAATTGATCCACCAGAAACATTTATTGAAGTGACCAATGAAGAACCATCTCCATCGACACTCAATGATATAGCGGCATTAGCTGGGTCATATCCTGATCCACCATTAATTACATTAATAACATCAATACTACCTGCACCAGAACCATTAGAATCAAATTCATTTGGTGTATTATATCCTACTGCAACTGGCATCCATTCGGTGTCCATAAACCTGGTTTTTAAACCAGATCCAATCGTATACATATATTTCCATTTGTATCCGTCTGGTCCTTGGTAAAGATTGTTGGTGTTGTATGAACCAGGTTCAAAGAACGGTTCATTGGTTGATACTGCACCATTTTTATTCCAAAGACATTTGAAAACTTGGTCGTACTTATTTTTTACATAGAAGTTTAATAACAATTTTCCATTTGCATCTGTTCCAAACATATTTACAGTATCTTTGTAATAATCATATACTGTACCTGTTGTCCAATTGATTCGTTGGATTACTGGTGATATATTTGCTGAAGTAACTAATTTAGCTGCAAAAACATTCTTTAAGAATGATTTCACTGCCAATTGGTCTTGTGTGGGTGTAGGTGGATTATTATCGTCTGTCCAAGGATCAGGTTTTGCCAACAAAACATAGGTGGATCCAATAGGATGGTAAATGTCCGCAGGAACAACCACTACAGGTGCATAGTAGACCTGTTCAACAACAGCCACTTTTCCACCATAAGAAAGAAGATTTTTATTCGCCATATTGTGTACCTAATGCACCAAAAATGTTAACTTGATTTGTGTTAAATGTTCTATTTACATCCATTAAAGAGTTTGCATTAGCAGATAAATTGGAAGTAAGAGTAATGCGTCCATTAATATAATCTACACTTTCCACCGTTGCTTCTGAGTTATTTGCAACCAATACTTTGTCACCAGCATATACAATATCTTTTAATGGGTAGGCAGTATTGCTATAGTTTCCACCGTTCATGATATCATATGCACCTGTCAATGATATGATATTTATGTTGTTAGAACCAGAGTTTGCAGTAATATAAGCAACATTTGCAAAGGTTAACCAAGTATTTGTGTCAACTGTTACTGTATTTGAAATAAAATCAACAGATAATACCACAGCATCTATCTCGGTATCATTAGTATCTGATGTGATAGAAACCGAATCACCAACACTAATGAACTCTGCCACATTGGCCCCAGCCAAATCATTAAACTGAATGATATTGTTACTCTTATTGGTGAAATCAGTAATAATGGAAACGCTGGCATTTGTATTGGCCAAATAGTCTAAAGTATGACCTACTACAAGAGCATCCGTCACCTTGAAATTAAATGCTGCATCGGTCTTAACCGCATATCTACCTAGTAATCTTGTACCGGATGGGTGTAATAGGTTCAATAAAATGTCCCTATACTTGGCAATTTCTTTTTCTACTGTAATAATATAAGTGTAATTATTATAGATATCACTTTGTAATACATTGAAACCACTTGGTTGACCAGATGAATCGAGGTATTGGCCTTGACTAATTACAAGTCCATTGAGGAACGATGCGGTTGCCTTTGCGGTGCCGTCACCATAGGTTCTTACGCCAGTAGCATCATATACAGAAGAACCATCTGGATTGATGTGTGTTGGATCGGTATAGGCTGTATTGGCCATAATGAATACTGGATGGTACGATTCATCTTCATCTCCACCATGTATAAAATCATCGGATTCTTCAAAATGTAATTCAAGATTTGGATTCGGCTTAGAATTGTAATTATATACTCTTAAATTATATAATGATTTTGCTGGATCCGCATCAGCAGTCAATAATTCTACTGAATCTACAAAAGATATGTAAGTAGAATTATTTTCATTTGTTAAAGTTTGATAGACCGTTTGGTCTCTTGATGGTAAATTAGTAACAAAAACATTTGATACAACTATATCTTGTATTTTTATTGATACATTAGCTGTTGAAATGTAATCTTCACCTGGATCGGTTAGTGCAATGGTTGTAATTGAACCGGCTCTATCTACAACAACTGAGAAGGTTGCACCATCACCAAGTATACCTGGAACAGATAAGATAGAACCATAAGCACTCACATTGGCTGATTCTACTGTAGCAAGTGGAAGACCTGTTGCACCATAACCCATACCGCCTAATGGATAGGGGTTTACACCTTGAATGTAACCTACTGTTGCAATCGAACCTGTTGCATTAATACTTTGAACATTGGCATAGGCACCATAACCGGAACCTCCAACGAGCGTGATAGTGTCATTGACTTCATAACCTACACCACCATCTACAACTTGAATGGGTGCCAAAATACCTAGATTTTTTATATGACCCACTACAGTAGGTAAGTCAGATTGATATATTGAATCTGCGGCCGCTACAGGACTTTTTGTAATACCACCGCCACCATTTTCAACCAAAATAGAAGAAATGGGATAGGTTTCAAATGAGGTAAATGTAAACGCATTTGCGAGTGTTGTGTTTACATTGGAGATTGCAATATTTGAAAAGAAATAATTACTATTTCCAATATCAATGAATCTTTTTAGTGTAATGGTATCTTGCGGTATAAAATTTACATTGGCTGTAAGTCCTGATGTAGGATCCACCGAACCGACAATAGCTATTGGTGAAACCGCACCAATACCTAAGTTTGAAAAGGATATTGCAGTATTTGGATCAGTTCTATAACCATAACCTCCTGTAACCACATTGACCCGTTGTACTGAACCTTTAGTAGTTGCAGAAACTTCTGCTACTGCACCATGTCCGTTGGCAGAACTCAAACCACCATATACAATTACGGGGTCACCGACCTCATACAATAAACCCCTATTTTTTGGATCTATTTTGATTTGACTTAATTGACCAACAACTTTGGCTCTAAGTGGTAAACCATCATACAAAATAGTTTGGTTATTTCCATCAACAACACGAACCATTTCTCCTGATTGAAATAATCGTTCAATATTTGAAATGAATACTTCTGTTTTTGTTCCTGCTTTTACTGAGGCCTCAACAGTTGCAATGGATTTGGTTGTTTCTCCAAACAATCTCATATTATCTATTGACAATAATCTATCATCCGAACTTGCTAATTTTAAACTCTTAGCAACATACCAAGTACCTGCTGATGCTTTCAATACTGAATCTTTGGTATATTCTACATCAAATTCTGAATCGTAAAGTATTTTGAAAAGAAATTGATATGAAGCTGGTGTTCCTTTGGTGCTGTACAATTCTCTTGCATACTTGATGGCACTCTTTTTATTTAAGAGAGCATTTTCTGGCCAATAAGGTAGAAAATCATTGATAAAATATTGTAAGAATCCGTCTGTTGTGGAATCAATATCGGAATAACTTAATAGATTTTTGGTGGAATCTAACACACCACCTTGTTCTTCCATCCATTCATAATATGCTTGTAAAAAGGTTACAAACTTATCATAGTCTGGATTGTCCCGAATAAATTCCGGTAACTGTGAAGGAACCAGTAATGAAGTTTTGATATTATTTAATGACATTAGTTCTTAGCAGTAACATTAACTACGATTGCGGTTGAATCATATGGATCAATAGTTATAATTTTATTATATGAAGATGAAATAATTGTTGTTGCTGGATTAACTGTAATTGCTAGTTGTCCTAAATCATTATCAACATTCTGTGGATTAAATGAATTGAGTGTAACAATTCCTTTTTGATAATCTACAATACCAATGTCAGATTTTAATACTGTTTTTACATTGGTTTAA